AGATGTGAGAAAAGATTTATTGAAAAATGTCAACCACTATTAAACTTAAAAAGATGAAGAAAAATAATAAATACACCTACGTCCATGCGTCAAGTACCACGTATCAGGGAGCACGGACCTATGATGTCCATGGAATAAGATTGCCCAGCGTCACTACAATCCTTGCAAAAACAAAGGATCAGGCTTATTTAACCAGGTGGAAAAATAAAGTTGGACATGAGGAAGCAGAACGAATCAAGAATTTATCTAGCAAGAGGGGCACTGCCATGCATAAGTTCATTGAGAAATACATACAGAAATCCGGTTATGAGGATCTTACGGAAATCGGTGTTGCGGCTAAACCGATGGCTGAGAAGATCATAGAGATAGGACTGACACCGGTATCAGAATATTACGGATCAGAGATTACACTCTATTATCCAGGGCTCTATGCCGGGTCAACGGATCTTGTTTGCATGCATAATGATATGGAAACGATTGTTGATTTCAAGCAAGCAAATCGCCCGAAGAAAGAGGAATGGATTGAAGATTATTTTTTACAGATTGCAGCCTATGCCATGGCTCATGATGAGGTCCACAGATCAAGAATAAGGCAGGGAGTAATTATGATATGCACGCCTGATCTTTATTATCAGGAATTTAAGATACAGGATGCTGATCTGAAGAGATGGAAGCATAAGTGGCTGGCACGGCTAGATGAATATTATGAAATGACAAGAGAACCGACCATTAATGAAAAAGAATTATTAAATGAATTTGAAAAAAGCAGAATTTAGAGTTGGGATAGAGCGAATCTCGTCAGGGGCGGCGGCCTCTGTGTATGAAAGCTGGCTCAGGGGCTCGAATCCCTGATTTTATGACCTTGAGTCAGCACCCGTCAAAACCTAAAGTTTATGTGGCTATGCCATGCTACGATTCTGTAAGGGTCGAAACGTGTGTATCGCTTCTTGATACCTTCAGCACTCTTGGAAGAAGCGGTATTGAGGCAAGGTTCAAGTCGGTCAAATCGTCTTTGGTTACGCATGCAAGAAATCTACTGACTTGTGGATTCATGGATTCAGGATTTGACTATATGCTTTTCGTTGACGCCGATGTTGAGTTTGAACCCGAAGCTGCTTTACGCATGCTGGTGCCAAAGGAATTTATTGTCTGTACACCGTATCGGGTTAAAGAGGATCAGATGAAGTACGCTGTCAAGTTCAAGGATCCTGATAAAATAAAGATTCTGCCTTTTGACATGGTTGAGATAGAGGAAGGTCCTGCGGGACTGATGCTTATTCACAGGATCGTGTTTGAAAGATTGATGGACAAGCACCCTGAACTGAAGATTAATTTTGATGAACCTACCCGGAAGAAGATGAATCTGGAGATAGGCGCTAAAGAGGATGCTATTGATAAATATATGTACAATTTCTGGGACACATCATTTAGTTTAGAGACGGGTGAATGGAAAGGCGAGGATCTGTCTTTCTGTAAGCTGGCCCGTGGCGCGGGATTCAAGATCTACGCGAACCTCGACTCATGGACCACGCACCACGGATCACGGGGCTGGAAGGGAAGATTCGGGGATACCTTATTAAAGAAAAATGACGCTAATTGATAAAAAAGAGTTCAAGGCCCAGGAGAAATCCATGACGAAGCCAAAAGGACGGAAATGGGATGGAAGATCGAGGATCGCTACAAAAAATTACAGGGATAATTATGACGCTATCTACAAAAGGAGGAAAAATGAGGGAAAGGATATATAAAGCCTTACTGTTACGCTACCAGAACCAGATGGAGGAGGCATTGCTCACGATTGATGCTCTTTTGGAAGGGGATGTCGTACCAGGGCACACGGACCTGACTGGTGATGTGGACAAATTACTGGACAAAGTGGCCCATGCGAAGGAAAAGATGGCAATATTAAGGCAATATTATGGCACAAATTAGGCAAAAAGTTCCATGGGACAAAACGCAAAAAATGGCTTAAAATAAGGAAAGTTCCATCACAAAAAAGCCCATGGAACGTGTCATGGAACTTAAATTCTCCGCTATATATAATCCTTTTAGACCAAAAAGACTAAAAAGTTCCACGTTCCATCAAATCTTTTTAGGGTTGTTAGAAAATCCTTTTTACTCTGAAAGTACTATATAGTAGAGAGAGTTAATGACTGAAGATAGATTTATTGATACATTTAACCGGAAACACAATCCGGATTATTACTATGGCAAGAATACCACGAAGAAGAAAACCGAGAAGAAAAAGATTAATCGTAAACGCTACTCAAGCAAGCGATATACCTTATCCAAAATGCAGAATCGAGTGGATTGATATTGTATCAGATTCTGGGTGGGCAGATGAAAAACAATTTAATAAGATGAAAGTAGCAACACCTGTTAATGAAGGTTGGGTGTATTCTAAGAATAAAGATTATGTTAAGATATTTGCTTCTTATGACAAAGAGGATGATGGTACGTTGACGTTCGGAGATAGAAGTATTATTCCTACAGCTTGCATTAGGAAGATAATTAAGTTAAACTAATGGTAATGTGGACATATCCATGGAAGGAGAAAAAAGTGGCTAAAAAGAAAAAGAAAAAAGCTAAAAAGAAGAAAAGTAAAGCTAAAAAGAAAAAGAGAAAATAGTGTTTAATCCTTTGAGCTTCCGTTTTGTTTTGACGGTAAGTGGGATTGCTTTGTTTTATTGTTTTCTAGTTTTTCAACTTTAGGAGTTACATTTAGAATTGGTGCATAGTCGTCTAAAATTTGTTTCATTTTGGCTTCTAGTTCTTGTTCTGACATATCTTCTAATTTCCCATGTTTTATTATTTTTCGTTCTATGTATAATCCTGCTGCCTTGCCTCTATTGGTTTCAGCATTTACAGCAGAGGAAAAACTGCCTTTCTTTAAAGCGGCATTCTTTATACGAGCGAGTTCGGCAACATGGCCTTCGTAAGTAACTTCATATTTCTTTAATCGTTCTTCTCTTAATTTTCCTATATATTGTACTACTAGTGGTGATAGTCTAGGATTTTGTAATTCTGATGCTTCCTGTGTTGCTCGTTTAGCACTATATCCTGCAATAGTCGCTGCCTCTCTACCTGTGACAGGCCCATCAGGTCCGCCAAATACTATAATTTCAGCGAATCGCATCTGCATTTCTGTTAATCTTTTCGGTACACCCATGGTTGACAATTTAAGGTAACATTGCTAAAAAGTCAATATGAATGATACAGGAGAGAAGGAAGACAGAGGAAATTTAGATCTGACTTTGCAGATAGAGAAGTTGCAAGAAAAATATAATAAGGAATATAAACTTCGTCAGGAGGCAGAAGGTGAATTAGTTATTGTAAAAGGAATTTCAGTACATAATTCTCCTGAGATGAGAGATGCCAAGGAAAGAATTAAGGAATTAGAGAATTCATTATCTATTGCATTAGAAATTAATGAGAGTCATCAAAGATATAATGGTAAGTTGCAAACTAGAGTGACTGATTTAGAGGAAGATAATAAAAAACTTGCACATCAAGTTGAAGATATTAAAATGAATAGTGTGAGAAAAGCAGGATTGTAATGCGAACTACGGAGGAGATTATTGAAAACATCAAGCACGTATTGGAGGAGAAAGTTGCTCCTTCTGTTGCGAAGCATAATGGTGCTATTAATTTTATCAGTTTTGATGATGGTGTTGCTAAGTTAAAGCTATCAGGTAGTTGTAGTGGTTGTGCAATGTCACAAATAACATTGCAGAGAGGTGTTGAGAATATGCTCAAACACTATGTGCCAGAAGTGCAAGCTATTGTTGGTGAGGATGATGATAAAGCAAAAGAACAGGGCTATTCTCCTTATATGCCTAGAGATGTTGAACCCGATTGGAAAAAATTAGTTAGAGAGAAATAATGCGTGTACAGGATTTACAACAGCTCTTGAGTGAGTTTACAGATAAATTAAAGGGCAATGCTATTAGTGAAGCCAAGATATATGTTGCAAAGGATGGTTATTTAGAAGAGATAAGAAGAATCGAGGTGCATGAAAATAATATAATTGGTAAAAGACCAAGTGCTGGTATAAGATTGGTAATGAAAACCATGAATGAAAAAAGAATTATATTGCCCCCAGGCATGGTGAAAGATTATTAAGGAGGAAAAATGCTAGAAATAACTGAAGAGCAGAGAAAACAATTATTGGAATATCTCGCAAGAAGACCCTATGTTGAAGTTGCTGCTTTGATTGGTTTGTTGGCTGCTTTAAAGAAGAAAAAAGCAAGCGATAAGAATGGCGATGTTACCCCTAAAAAGTAGTGACGCCTGAGTCAAAATTATATAAAGATTTAAAGAAAGAAACGTGTTCCATTGTATGGAATCGTATTGAAAATCTTAGCATTGTTGGTATGCCCGATGTGTTGGGATATAATACAAATCATAAATTTTTCACTGTTGAACTGAAAGTCATAAAGG